AAGAGGGAAAGTTAGTTGCAAGCATTAATTATAATCTACCTAAGGTAGATGATAATACATCGGAAGAAATTCCAGAAGAAACTAGTTCTATTGAAGAACCTGCTGAAACTGAGCCAGAAGTTCCTGCTGAAGAAGCTGGTGATGCCGGAGATGAAGAAGTGATCGAAAGCTTAAAAGAAGCAGTTCGTCAAAAAGACTTACTTGAAAGTGAAATCAGAGAACTCAAAAATCAAAAAACAGTTAGCGATGCTGAGGTGAGCGGATTAAAAGAGGACCTTGAAAAATACAAGGCTGGCTTCATTAGAGTTAGTGAATTAGCTTCAAAGGCAAATAAGTTTGAAAAAGAGAATCAATCTCTTACAGAACAATTAAGCCAAAAAAATATCGAAATTAACGATTTAAAAACAAAAGTTGAAAAACACGTCAGTTTAACTGAAAGCGTTAATGCAAGTGAAGCAAAAATTAAAGACTTAACTGATAAGTTAGCTACTGTTCAATCAGAAGCTGAAAATTCAGAAAAAGAATTAAATGAAGCTCTTGATGCTGCAAAGAAAAAAGTTTTAGACAGAACAAATCTTGCAAAGTCTTATAAAGCTAAATATACTGCAGTAGTTGAGAGATATATTGCTTCAAAAGCAAATATGCTTGGAGTTAGACCTTCAGATATTACTAGCAGGCTTGTTGAAAACTACACGCTAGATGATATCGACAAAGTCTGCGATGACCTCTTAAATGATGGTCGCCCACAATTCAGCTTGGGCCGCAGCACATCAATGAAGATCAATGAATCAAAGTCTTCTACTGCTTCTAGTAAGAAAGTAGCTGACCCAGATAATGGTTATGAAATTGATGATGACTTACTAATCCTTGCTGGATTGAAATAAGCTGATATCTTACTATCAAATTTTATAAGGAGAAAACAATGAGACAAAATTTACTTGAGACTTATAGTCGTCAATTAAAGGTTGCAGAAGCCTACGTTGCCAAAAACTTCGATGGCAAGACAATCTCTGCTAATACTCAATTAACAACTGCTGTCTTATTAGACAACACAAACAGATGGATGACAGAAGCCCTTGATACCAGAGCCACTGAAAGAAGTGACTTAGGCGATTGGAAAAAATTCTGCTTAAACCTCACAAACATCGCTGTTCCATCATTAATCGCTAATGATTTAGTCATCGTTCACCCAATGACTTCCTACAGTGGTTCCGTTGCATACTTAAGCTATGTCAGCAGAACAAATAAAGGTGACGTCAAACGTGGAGACCTCTTCAATGGTGTCTTCGGTCTTGGCGATATGACTGAATCCCGTACTGCTTTCACTTCACAAGTTATCATTGAAACTGTTGGTTCAAGTGCTAAAGTTGCTTTACACCCAATGGCTACAGGTAGATTCGTTGTTGAAGAAGGCGGCGAAGAAGTCAAATATGATGCAAAAATCATTCGTAAAGTTGGAGAAGAAGAAAAAGTTATTTATGCTCACGTTTCCGGACGTGGTGAAGAAGCTGTTATCGAAGGCTTACAAGCTGGTGATAAAGTTGCTTACTTCTCTGAAGAGTTCCAAATGGAACACGTTCCAGCTCAAGACATCCCAACCATCGGACCAAAAATGGAAAGAATCGCTCTTGTTGCTGAACCAAGACGTATCGCTGTTCGTTACGATCAAATCACTGCTTTCCAAGCAAAAACTGACTACGGCTTCTCACTCGATAAACAAATCGCTGAACAAGCTTGTGGTGAATTAGCTTATGAAATCGACACTGAAATCGTTGATATGTTATACAAAGCTGCTTTCGAAAAGAAAGACGAAGTCCTTAAATGGTCTAAAGCTCTTCCAGTTGGCGTTAGCAAATTTGAGCACTACAATGGTTTCTTAGAAGTCATTGAACAAGCTAAAGCTGTTATCTACAACAGAACTAAGAAATTCCATCCAAACTACATGGTCATTGCTGCTGACGTTCTTCCAGTCTTAAGATTCGTTAACGGATTTACTGGTGTCAAGAATGCCAAAATGAATGGTCCTTACAAAGTTGGTGAATTAGATGGCTTAAATGTCTTCGTTTCCCCAGCTCTCAAACCTGGTGAATTCTTCCTTGGTTTAAACGGTTCTGATATGATGAGCTCTGCTGGTGTCTATGCACCTTACATGGCTATCGTCCCAACCCAATTACTTGGAACACCAGACGGTGGATTAGCTCAAGGCTTCAGCACTTGGTACGCTAAAGCATTACTCAATAAGAACCTCTTAGTTGGTGGTCAAATTATTGGTAATGGCTACGAATCAGTTGTTGTTGCTCACTAATTAAGGCTTAACCTGATC